CTGGAATCCACGTCTGGCGCGGGTACGTCCGACAGTATTATCTTTAAAACGGGTAGCCAATCTACTCGCATGACAATTGATACCAACGGCAACGTAGGTATTGGGACGACGAGTGCCACTGTAACAAACGGCGGCATTTTCAATCAAGCTGGATCAATTTCTTATGTTGCAATAGGACATGCAAACGGTACGGCTTCTGGAAATTGGTATGCAAACTTTCAATATGCTGGAACAACAATAGGAACAATTGCGCAAAACGGCACAACGGGTGTTCTTTACAACATTACATCCGATCAACGGTTAAAAACCAATATAGTTGATGCTCCATCAGCCTCATCCATCATTGACGCCATTCAAATCCGGTCTTTCGACTGGAAATCAGACGGTTCTCACAACCGCTATGGTGTGATTGCCCAAGAACTTAATCAACTTGTACCAGAAGCTGTACACACGCCGATTGATGAAAACGAAATGATGGGCGTAGATTACAGTAAATTGGTTCCATTATTGGTCAAAGCCTTGCAGGAACTTAAAGCAGAATTTGACGCATATAAAGCAAGCCATCCATAAGGGGACGTACTATGACACTTGATCTGACTATAAATGAAATCAACATCATTCTTCAGGCACTGGATGGGAATTTGTGGTGTTTACGACTGCGGCCTTTGCTATTACATTAGCAACTGCTATAGGCTGGACGCTTGTGGGTTCTATGGCCACCGCTGCGACAGCCAACAGCTTTGCTCGTTTCCGCGCAGCAAAAACTGGTGCTGGTGCTTATTCGTTGTATAGAATCAGCTAATCTTTAATCTGACTGGAGAATAACATGTCGCTCTTGATTAACCTCGAACATAGCGTTGAAGAAGTTAACGCTATTCTTGCTGCCCTTGCTGAACGTCCATTCAAGGAAGTTGCCGATCTGATTGTCAAAATTCAGGCAAAAGGCAAAGCTGCACTTGAAGCGTCTCAGGCCACTGCTCAGCCTTTGGAATCGTCAGCACCTGCTGAACAGCAACCATCGTAATCAGTAGGCTCTAGCGAGGTCGGTAAAATGACAAATGGCGAAGAAACAAAACTTGTCGTTGATGTCGGCCTCGCCACGGGCGTTATCACAATGCCCTTGTGGGTCGTAGAAGCCAGTTTTTGGATACAATTACTGGCGGGATTACTGGGTTTGATCTTGATGATTATGCGGTTAATTTTCGCATTTAGGGACTGGCACGCCGATAGGGGAAAGTAGATGCTAAAAGTTTTGAAACACCTTTTTACTGGCGTTGATAATGAAACTTGGGACATTGGCCGAATTTTGTGGGCTAAAATGTCTATTGTTTACTGCGCTGTAAGTGCTTATCACGCCATTCAACATGGTGTTTTTGACCCGCAAAATTGGGCTATTGGTGCATCGGCTATCCTTGCGGGTGGCGGTGGTGGCCTTGCCTTAAAATCGAAAACGGAGCCGGGCAATGCTTCTAATTCTTAATCCTTGGGTTCAACGCGCTATAATCGTTTTGGCATTGATCGCTGGGTATGCTTATTGGGCAAATCGCGAGAAAAGTATTGGTGCGGCCAATGAAAAGGCTCGTGAAGAAGTCATCGCTATTCAGCATGAGCAAAAAGTCGATGCAACTGCTGCGGCTGTAGATCAGGCTGTATCGCAAGATCAATCGCCACAAGATACGCTTAACAAACAATGGAGTCAGCCATGAGGGTAAGTAAGATACTTATCGTCGTTTTGTCGGTTAGTTTCCTATCCGCCTGTGCAACTCCAGAAGCTAAGATTGTGGATACGTCGTGCAATTGGGTAAAGCCGATTTTCGTTCGCAAGGCTGATAAACTTTCTGCTCCGACTGCCGCTGAAATCCTTGCCCACGATGACAAGTGGAAACAGATTTGCGGTGCAAAATGAATGATAATTGGGAGCAGTGTTTTGCCCTTGTTTTGAAAAACGAAAGTGGGTTTGTGAATAATCCCGCCGATCCGGGCGGAGCCACAAACCTCGGCTGCACAAAGGCCACATGGGAAGAATTTGTCGGACACGAGGTGTCTATCGACGACATTAAGGCTTTGACGCCGAACGACGTCATGCCGCTATATAAAGAGAAGTATTGGGATAGGATAAATGGTGACGTACTACCTAGTGGAATTGATTATGCCGTTTTCGATTTTGCTATTAATTCTGGATTAACCCGTGCCGCAAAAACCTTACAGTCGGTTCTTGGCGTGGATGAGGACGGAGAAATCGGGCCAGCCAGTATTGATGCTGCTCGAAAGGCAAACGCTGGTCAGGTGGCTTCGCTCGTCTGCGAAAAACGCTTAGCTTTCTTGCAGAATCTATCCACTTGGGGTACATTCGGAAAAGGTTGGGGGCGTCGAGTTGCTGAAGTTGAGCAAACATCTCTCAGCATGGCGGCATAGGAACTCGTAAATGACCGTAGCGACTACAGCCCTGTCGTATAATGGATACGTCACCCAAATTGCGACCTTGGCTGTGTTGCAGAATACGCTTGTCACCACGGGAACTTCTCCCAATAGTCTTGTGACATCCTCTGATCCTAACTTCCAAGCGATCATCCCACAAATGCTGAATTATGCAGAATTGCGTATTCAGCGTGACCTTGATTTTCTCGCGACCAAAAATGCTCAGTCTTTTCCGCTCAATTCCACTTTTACGGGAACTGGGTCTATCAGCGGCACTACGCTGACCATTACTGCGGTTACGTCGGGTACGCTTGGGATTGACGCTGAAATCGCTGGCGTGGGCGTTTCACCTAAAACATCCATCACGGCATTGGGGACTGGGGCGGGTGGCGTAGGAACATACACTGTATCTATATCACAAACAGTGTCCTCCACGACTATCACCACAGTCGCAAATAAACTGTCAATTCCTACGAGTTCGTTTGTCACTTTGCAGGATTTAGCGATTACGAACGCTTCTGGAACTTTGACAGCGCTTACACCAGTATCAAAGACATTCATTCAAAATGTTTACGGCTCATCTACCAACACTGGAACGCCAGCGTATTTTGCGGTTGATGGCGGCGATCTGGCTACTGGTGGTCAGCTTAGCCAAAATATTATTTTTGGTCCGTGGCCTGATGCTGCTTATACCTTAAGCATTACGGGTACGACTCGTCAACCCACATTGAACAATTATGCCGTATCAGGACAAGCCGATACGACTTACACTTTCATTAGCCAAAACTTGCCTGACATTCTGGTCATGGCTTCCATGATTTACATTAGTGCGTATCAGCGTAACTTTGGGCGCATTAATGATGACCCGCAAATGGCTCAAACGTATGAGAGCCAATACCAAGCACTCTTGAAGGGTGCGATGGTTGAAGAAGCGCGTAAGAAGTATCAGTCTGCTGGTTGGACATCGTTCTCTCCATCACCTGTCGCCACACCTACGCGGGGGTAAAACATGCCCCATAATGCAATTCAGATTATGCCCGGCGTCGATACTACAAAGACGCAAACGCTTAATCAGGCGGGTATTTCTCAATCAAATTTTGTCCGTTTTTTGCCAGATAGGCCGAGCCAGTATGTGGGTGTGCAGGGTTCTTCTATCGTTCAAAAGTTGGGCGGCTGGATTCAATGGTTTTCCGGCACGATTTCCTCGGTCGCCCGTGCATTATGGGCGTGGGAAGACCTTAATCTTTACAAGTGGCTCGGCGTCGGCACTACCACTGGCTTGTATGCCTATCAGTATGGCGTATCTAACGCGCTTACGACCGAATCCGGCAATATCATAACGACTGAAGCTGGAACGCCTTTATACCCAAGCTATGGGCTACAAGACAATCCATCTACGCAATCGTTTAACATCACGCCAGAAACTATCACCACGATGCCTTTGCCCAACTTCACGGCGCAAAGCGGTGTGTTGTTGACTGAAAACGGCAATGCCCTGACAACAGAAGCATTAACTCCCAGCTATCCAAGCTATAATTTTCAGGTGGCTAGTGGCAGCACAACTGTAACAGTTGTAGACCCCGGCTTCTCGGTTCGCGTTGGTGATTACGTTAACTATCTAACGCAAGTATCTGTTGGCGGTGGAACGATTCAGGGGCTTTACCCTATCGCCAGTGTCATTGATACGCAGACTTATACCATTAACATTCCGTATTACCCAACATCGGAAACGGTTAACGGTGGATCGTTACCATTTTTCTCGACTGCCACAAATTCGGGAACTGTCACGGTTGTATATCCAAATCACGGATTTTCGATTGGCTCTACCGTCAGCTTCAACGTTCCAACGGTTGTGGGCGGCATAACGATCTATGGTTATTACACTGTAGCTACAGTAATCGACGTTAACACCTACACCTTCATTGCAGCAGTTCAGGCTACATCGACGCAATCATCTTTTATGAACTTTGGAAATATGGATGACGTATATTACGTCAACATTGGTCCTCCGGGTGCAAATACGGGATATGGCCTTGGTGGCTATGGTTATGGTGGGTATGGCGTCGGTCAGCCAGTAAACACTGGTCGAAACACGACAGCTTCGTTCACTGGTTCTATTGATGGTTCGGGAATTTTGACGGCATCGTCTGTTACCGGAAACATTGTTCCCGGCATGACGCTTTCTGGTTCTGGCGTGGCTTCTGGTACAACCATACAATCTCAAATCACGGGTACGCCGTATGGGGCTGGTACATATCAAGTATCGACCATAGCGGCGGTATCTTCTACGAGTATGACGGCTACGAATAGCCCAACTACGATCACGGCAACGGATTGGAGTTTGGACAATTTTGGGCAATTACTCGTTGCTGCTCCGCGCGGTGGCCCGATCTTCTATTACACGCCAGAAGGCCCATCTGCCACGGCTTTTATCTTTAACAATAGCCCAACGGTAAACAATGGCATGTTCGTGGCCATGCCACAACGTCAGATCATTGCTTACGGTTCGAGCTTTACTGGCATTATTGACCCACTGCTGATCCGTTGGTGCGATGTGGGCGACCCTACGACGTGGATAGCTACATCGGTCAATCAGGCTGGCTCATATCGTTTGCCTGAAGGAAGCCAGATTGTAGCGGGTCTACAGACGCAGCAACAAGCGATTTTCTGGACGGACGAATCAGTATGGTCGATGCAGTACATCGGATCGCCGCTGGTATATGCCTTTAACAAGATCGCGACAGGCGTTGGTGCGATTGGGCCAAAAGCCGTCGGTGCTATGAACAACATGGTCTTCTGGATGAGTCCATCACAGTTCAACATGCTTTCACCACAGGGCGTAACGGCGATCCCATGCCCAGTTTGGGACGTAGTTTTCCAGAACCTAAATTCGGCCTATGTGTATAACATACGTTGCGCCACCAATAGCTTGTTCAGCGAAGTATGGTGGTTTTACCCATCCACCGCCAGCACTAGCGGTGAAAATGATTCGTATGTAAAATACAATGTCTCCACAATGACATGGGATTACGGCTCAATGGGTCGTACTGCATGGATTGATCAGTCTGTTCTTGGCCCACCTATCGGAACGGGTACGGATTTGGTGATTTACCAACATGAAGTTGGCAACGACGCTGGCTTAGTCCCGATGACGCCATCTTTTGAAACAGGTTACTTTGCCTTGTCGGAAGGTGATCAGATGGTCTTTATTGATCAGATGTGGCCTGATATGAAGTGGGGAGACTATAACCAGAATCAAACGGGTCAAGCGAATGCCAGCGTACAGATTACTTTCTTTGGCGTGAACTACCCCGGCGATACTCCTACTCAATATGGCCCATACACCGTTACGAAAAGCACAGAATATATTTCTACGCGCATTCGCAATAGACTATTGGCCTTCCAAGTGTCATCTAGCGATGCAAATTCGTTCTGGCGTTTGGGACAAATTCGTTATCGTTTTCAACCGGATGGAAAATACTAATGGCCTCGCAGGACGACTTCCTCACAACACAGAAAAATCAGGTGTCAGCTTTCAATGGTCTGACAAACGCCACTTTGTCTACGTCAGGCAAAGCGAACAGCGGCGAAATAACTGGCACTACGCAAGTTAGCTCTAAAGCTGGTTTCCTCGTTTCTGTTTCAGTGATTGTGGGCGGATCGTCACCTGCTACCATTTATGATTCATCGTCTACGAGTAGCCTGACAAATCGGATTATGATCATTCCAGCGACAATCGGACTAGTGCAATGCCTGATCCCAGTTGCCAACGGAATCGTGGTCGTTCCCGGTTCTGGAATGGTTCTAAATGTAATCTATAGTTAACAGGTGTTATATGCCACTGGCACACGGATCGTCAAAAAAGACAATTAGTTCCAATATTGAAGAGATGATCCATTCGGGTCATCCCCGTGATCAATCTATTGCGGCTGCGTTAAACATTGCTGGCTATAAAAAAGCTGGTGGTGGTAGCGCAAATGCCAAGGTTCAAGACAAAAACGTAATTCATGTCGGCCCAATTCATAGCCCTGTCGCTGGTCGGACCGATCATTTGCCGATGCATGTTCCGGCTGGCGCTTATGTCATTCCGGCTGAAGAAGTCGCTTTCCTTGGCGAGGGCAATACCCTTAACGGATTCAAAAACATAACCGAATGGGTGAAGAAGTATTATGATCGCTCATATAAAGATTCTAGCAGTGGCGTTCCTATTGTTGCTGCTGGTGGAGAGTACGTTATTCCCCCTAACGCGGTTTTCGGTATTGGCGAAGGTGATTTGGACAAAGGCCATCGCATTCTGGATGAATACGTCAAAAAGCTTCGCCAGAAACACATAAAGACTCTTCAAAAGCTCCCCCCTCCTAAAAAGGATTGATAATGAACGTATCATTGAAAAAGCAACGAGTTCGCCTTTCCAAAAGTGCTCGCGCCCGTATGCCTCGACCAGAACGTATAACGACCGATGCCATTGCGCGTGTTGCTCAGCCTGATGACGAAGATGGCATCATGGTATTGGCTCGGATGATTCACGAAGAGATCGGGATGTTCGATCTGAACGAGGACAAAGTACGAGATACCATTCGCCCAATGCTTCATAAGCATCACGGAATTATTGGTGTCATCGGTAAAAAAGATGAACTTGAAGCTATGATTTTGCTTAGGGTGGCTAATAATTGGTATTCTGATACGCCATTCCTTGAAGAAATGTCAGTTTTTGTTCGCCCCGACTACAGAAACGCTACTGTATCACGCGTTCAAAAGATGATTGAATTTGCAAAAAAGGCGGCTGATGGACTTGGCTTGCCTTTGATGATTGGTGTTTTGTCAAATCAGCGGACAAATGCTAAAGTAGAACTATATGAAAAGCACTTTGGAGACCCGGCGGGTGCTTTCTTTATTTATGGGGCAAGGACGGGCCAGCCTGAACGGGCTGACCTTGCGTCTTAAAATTCAGGAGAAGGCCCGTGTGCGGTTCTAAAGGCTCGTCAACTACCTCTTCATCGTTCAGCCCTCCGGCGGATGTTGCGGCTAATTATAAAATGTTAGCTTCACGCGCCGAGAACGTCGCGAATACGCCATTTACACAATATGGCGGTGAGATGGTTGCGGGTCTTACCCCGACACAACAGGCTGGCATCGAGAATGTAAACGCAGCTTCTGGTATGGCTCAGCCATACTATCAGGCTGCTACTGGCTATGCTCAGCAAGCTGGGCAAGGCTGGACGCCTCAAACCGCTAATCAATATATGTCGCCATACATTAGCAATGTGGCGAACGAAACGATGGCTAACCTTAACGAAACCAATGCTCAGCAACAGCAGCAGGTTTTGGGAAGTGCCATCGGTCGCGGCGCATTTGGTGGTGATCGCGCTGGTATCGCTCAAGCCGAATTGGCTCGCCAGCAAGGTCTCGCTACGGGTCAAACAATGGCTAACGTTTATCAGGGGGGCTACGGTCAGGCTGAACAGCAGTTCAACGCCGATCAGGCTCGCGCCCTTGCCGCTGGTCAAACGATTGGTGGCTTTGGTACGGCGGCGCAATCTGCCGCATTGCAGGGGGCGCAAGCTCAGCTTGGTGCTGGTGCTCAGCAACAGGCCGTGCAACAGGCTCAAGACACTGCCAATCAGCAGCAATGGCAAGCTGGTCAGGCATATCCGTTCGAAACCACGCAATATCTTGCCAACCTTCTTTTGGGTATTGGCGGACAGTCGGGCGGCACGTCGCTTACATCGCAGCCCGGCCCAAATGTTGGCTCGCAGCTTCTTGGCGGGTTGATGACCCTTGGCTCAATTCCTTGGCCTTCTGATGAACGCCTGAAGGAAAACATGAAGCCCGTAGGTAAGACCTTCGATGGTCAGAATATCTACAAATTCAACTACAAGGGTGATGGCCATACGATGCTTGGCCTGAGCGCGCAGGAAGTCGAAAAGCATAAACCAGATGCCGTGCATCATTCCACCGATGGAATGCGCATGGTCGATTATGAACGCGCTACGGAAGGTGCGGCGGACAGAGGCCATTTTGCTGATGGCGGTCTTGCTGACTGGATGGGCGGCGCAGTTCAAGAGGGGCTTGGCCGCAGTCATTTCGCTACTGCTGGTTCAGTATCCGACATTCCATATACGAGCCAACCATCAGGTGGGTCTGGAACTTCTCCTTTAACGTTAAAGGGTTTGATGCCATTGGCTTCCTTGATTGCTCAGGGCAAGTTGGGCGGAAAGACCACTATTCCAGAAGCCCCACGGCCTTTCGAAGAAGGCACGATGATGGACGTGGCTAAGCAATTAGCTAATGCGTCAAAAGATCAACGCTATAATATGCAGAACAACATGTCGAGGATTGGAAGTTTCTTTTCTTCTCCCGACGGCACGGTAGCCCCATCTTCCGTTATCCTCCCATCATCCGACCCAACGTCAACTCAAACCATGCATGGTTGGGGCGGCGCAGATTTCGCGGCGGGTGGCGTTGTTCCTGATCGCAAGGCATTTGCTGGCAATAATGGACAGTCGGGCGGTGTAACGCCGGATGTTGCGCCTGATACGTCAGACAATACGGATCAGCCTAGCAATTGGATGCCTTCAAAGGGCCAAACTGCCGTTGAAAAAATGACGGGGCTTAATCTGTCGGATAATGCTCGCATGGGCATGCTTGCGGCGGGTCTTGGCATGCTATCCAGCCGTTCTCCATTCTTTGGCGTGGGTGTTGGTGAAGGTGCTACTGCTGGCCTTGGCACATACTATAATGCACAAGCCAATGATCGCGCATTCCAGAAACAGCAAGCAGAATTGCAGTTGACGGAAGAAGCTCGCCAGAACGAGCGAGCTCGCACTGCGCTTGACGCCTCAAAGACACCTGCCGAAATTGCCGAGTTGAATGCTCGCGCATTGTCGTCACAAGCCAGCCTTTATGAAATGAAGCCTGTTCCGGGCGTTGGCATGGTTCGTGTCAATAAATTGACTGGTCAGGTTGACACCAATGGATCGCCATTAAAGCTTCCGGGCGTTGATGGAAGCACGGCTGTTCCAAGCGTTCCAGCGGTTTCTCCAGATGTGACGGGGCAACCTGCTCCGGCAGTTAAAGCAACCGAGCCAAAAACAGCGGCAGATACAATACCGTGGAGTCCCGTTCTGTCCGCCCCGAAGGGATATTTGCCTCCTAATCAAATGAATATGTATGATCCTGCTATTGCAAAAACAGCGCAAGAAGTTGCTGAGCCGCTTTTGAAGCAGTACCAGACAGATTCTGATGCTGCTGACCAGCAGATTTATAGGCTGGCTGAAATGAAGAATCAGGCTGAAAATTTCAAGCCGACAGGGTTCTTGGCACAGGGAGCATACGCGGAACAAAGATTGCAAATTGCGCAAAATGCTAATGCTTTCGTAACTGCATTGGGCGGGAAACCTATATTCGATCCTAATAATTTGGCAGCAGGGGAAGAAATCTCAAAAGATTCTTTCCGTTTGGGAACGGAATTGGCGCGTACTTTGGGACGTGAGCCGGGCTTTATTGTTCAACAATCCGTTCAAGCTAACCCCGGTGTGAATAACACCAAAATGGGTTGGGAACGTATCACGACTGGGTTGGAACAAGCAGCCCGTTATAAGCAGGACAAAAATACATTCTTGAATGATTACTATTCGAGATTCGGCAATTTGAATGGTGCTGAAGAAACTTTCAGGAAGTTCAACCCACCAGAGAAATATGCTGAAAGGGCGATTCTTTCTACTGTTCCAGCACCATTGGTCAGTGACCTGAAAAAGTATGGTCCAGACCAAATGAGATCAAAAATTGATTCGGTATTTGGTCAGGGTGTAACTGATTTGTTGATGAGGCAGTAATGGCTGAAACTTACGCACCCTTACCTACTGACTATGATGTTACAAAATATTTTAACCCTCCGGCTCAACCAGCTACGGGTCAAAATAAATATCCTGCATTGCCGTCAGATTATAAAATTCCGGGGCACGAAGTAGAACCACCATCATTAGCAAAAGATGTCGCTATGGCTCCGGTCAGCGGCATACAGCGTGGTGTCTATAGTTTGCCGGAAACTGCCCAAGGTTTAAGCGATGTAATCGAAAACATTCCTGCTAAACTCGTTAGTGGCGGCGTTTGGGCTGGCGAGAAGGCTGGCATATTGCCAAAAGGTTCGTCGGAAGCTTGGGAACAAAGCACTCAAAATGTAAGAAACATTGAATCGGCATATGAGAAAAAGCATGGCGAAGACATCCCTAAAATGCCTTCAAGGCAAGATGTCCAAAGTGCTGCTGAATCCGTTGGAGTCCCAACTGCACCTGCTGCGCAAACAGTTCCCGGCAGAATTATTGAAGCTGGGGCAGAGCAGATACCAGCATCATTATTGCTTGGTCCGGGGTCTGCTGCGGAACGTGCCACCATTGGCGCGATCAGCGGTGCATCAGGTCAAGCTTTATCAGAGCCTGTCCGTGGCACAGATTATGAACCGTGGGCAAAGATCGTTGGTTCGATTGGTGGCGGTTTAGGCGCGGCTGGTGTATCATCCATTGCTGCGGCTAGAAGTGCGCCTGTTGTGGAAGAGCGCGCCAGAGATATTGCTGGCAAGATAGCTCGTGAACATATGGTCGCACCAGATCAGATCGGCCCAACATCCATTGGAGCAGCACCAGAAACTGTTCCCGGCGTTGACCTAACGACTGCACAATCTTTGCAAGCGCAAGGGCGTCCACAAGCGGCAAGTAGAGCCGAAGCATTCTCGCAGAACGTAACAGGGCTGAAAGGCTCTGAAAACACACCTGAAGTTCAAGCATTACGCGGCCAAGAAGAGGTCTCGAAAGAATCGTTAGGTTCTGCCGCCGCTAAAGCATCTGAAAATGCTGACACTAGCGTTAGTTCTTCGACTGTTAACGTTCCAGAATCTTTTGGTATTAATGGCGTAAACCCGCAAGGTGACGCGTCGATCAATGTTCGAAGCATGGTTGATGCGCTAGAACAGAAGATGGATTCGGAAGCTTCTGCTGCATGGCAAGACCCATCTTTGAAGGCTGCTGGCCTTTACAAAAATAAATCATTGCAACCACTCTTTGACTACGTTGATGGATTAACGGAAGCAAAGAAGCAAACGTTCCCAAGTGCCATTGTCAGCACTTTGAACAGATTGAAATCTCTTCCTAATTCGCAGATTGATTTTCAAGAGTTGCAGGATTTAAGGGCATCGGCTTTAAGGGCTGCAAGAAAAAGTTATGCTTCTCCTGAACCTATGGACGCCCCAAGCGTTTATGGATTTGCTGACGCCGTTGGCGATGTAATGTCCGATCCGAAAAATGTTCGTTTCGGTAATACATATGGTGAAATTGAAGCGTGGAACAAAGCTCGTGCTGCGACAAAGCAGTATCACGACACATTTGGCGACAATTTCCTTGGCGACATAGCGAACAATGCCAATGTCGATCCAGAAATGACATTAAATAAAATGTACGGCGGAATGTCGGGCATTAACAATCTTCGCACACTTCGCAGCCAGTTTGGAACGGCGGCGGACGAAGATGTGTCAAATTGGATGATTGGCAAGCTGACGAAAAATGGCGATAAAATTGATATAACGAAAGATGCGGTTGACGGGTTTATGGCCGATCCTAAAAACGCGGCTATGATTCAGGAAGTGCCGGGTCTTTCGGATAGGTTAATGGGTATTGCTCAACGAGCGGACGAAAGCGCGACCGAAGCTGCCAAAAGGCAATTTGCGGATCGGTTTTCGGACATTGCTAAAAACAATAACCCGAAAGCATTGGCCGATTTTCTGGATCGTCATGCCGATATGGTCGATCAAGTTTTCACTGACCCAACGCAAAAGCAGTTTGTTTCTGCATTAGGTAATTCTGCTCGTGCTTTGCAAAAAATCAGACCTAGCCAAGCTGTCGATCAATCCACATTGAAAAACCTTGCCGATAACAGAATGTTTACCATTCTTTACGGTCGAGCAACTGGTGCAATCTCCGATGCGGTCGCGGGTGAATTGTTAGGTCAAGTCGCTCAGCATACATTAAATATTGCCGGAAGCCCGACCATTGGTGCGGTAGCTGGCATGCTTGGGTATGGTCGAGGCGTTACATCAAAGATCACTGACCTTATAAGCAAAGTGGTTTTTGGCGGGACGAAAGACCAGACTATTAAAATTTTGCAACAAGCTGCGTCTGATCCTGAATTGATGACGGCATTGCTAAATCGGCCAGACCCTAACGGCTATGCATCTCTTGCTAAAGCTTTGCAAACAATAGGGGCAAAGACGGCTGTTCCAGCATCAGAGGCAGAAGCTCGCCAGCCGCGCAAGGATGGTGGTTCTGTCATTGATAAAAAGGCTGATGCCCTTGTCAATGAATCTTTGCGCAACCAGAAGCTTCTGGCAAACCATACGGAACAGATGCTCGCAATGCCTGACGATGCTATCGTGCAAGCACTGCGAGTTGCTAAATCTGTAGCTGCTTAATATTTTTCGGAGGCGCGCATAACACGGCGAGCATAACGGTTCTTTGGCGAGGTTGATCCATTATAGCAACCAAGCATGAGCGTTATGTCGCTGTGTTTTGCAAAGCAATAGCTTAAATAGCGCATACCGTATTCAACGTTAGTTTCAGGGTTCATTAAACCTGTTACAGAGCCTGTATAGCCCATTGAAACGGCTGTCCCGTACCTAACCTGCATAAGCCCGTAATTGCCGTCCTTTGAGGCTGTGGGCTTGAAGTTGCTTTCTACGTCAACTAGTGCGAGGGCAATCCTCGGATCGACGTCGTGCGAAATCGCTGCCGCACGAATCATGTCGTGCAGGGGCGATTCTGAAGTATGGCCTACAGTTTGGCATCCGACTGTAAAACACCCAACAGCTATTAAGGTCGATAGCTTCATCGCGCTTATCGCGGGACGACAGTGCCATCTAGCTTGCGTTTCCACTTTGACGTCTTACCATATGGCAAAGGGGAACGCGACTCTTTTAACCCAAGGTGGGTTTGCTTCGTTCGTTTGGCTTTAGCTGTCATCTGATGATCTTTCTTCGTTTTCTCTTTGGCGCATGGCTTGCACGTCAAACGAATGTTGTCATCCGTATCCGTTCCCGAAAGTTCTAGGGCTATAACATGTTCATATATAAACCCACCAACCAGCAACTTTTCATTGCAGATCATGCATCGTCCTTTTTCACGTTCCCAAATTGCTAGTTTTCTTTTCCCCGAAAGATGGCCTCGTTTCGTCGTTTGTGAGTGTTCCATGCGTATTTAATCTCCATTTTTCATCTTCTTTAATTTTTCACGCGGCAAAAAGTATCGTTTGCCGTACTTGTGATCGACCAAATTTTCTGGATTGATGAAGTTTTCTTTTTCGATCCAGCCAACGATTTCGACTGAATTTCTATCGACGACCGTTAGAATAAAAATATCTACGTCTGATTTTTCGGAAGATTGAAAGGCAATCAAATTGCCATCTTGTAGTGAAGTAGTCTTTATGTCGATCTTTTTGCCCTTCAAAACACAATCATACCCAGCATCTTTGCCGGAAAATGTGCCATCGAAAAACAAATTGTACTTCTTACAAAAGGCATACTCTCCCATAACGCCTTCTTCTTCGTGATCTAGGCAGTCCTTGTAATCCTTAAAAATTTGCCTTTTAACGCCTCCCATCCGGTTATTGATCGTTCGCAAGGTGGCGAACATTCTACAAACAGCTAAATCGGCATCTGTCAGTTCTATCCTCATTTGAAATTGCTTCCCGCTCGTTGATTTGCTTGCTCCGAACGCCAAGCTTCAATGATAGCATCTGCGCGGTTTCGTTCTGCCCTGAAATATTCGTCATAACGAATCGCTTCTGCTTCTACTTCAATGGCCTGAACATAAAGCTCATGCTGTTCAGCCCACGCTTCTTTCATCGCAGACGTTTTCTCGTTGGAATTGAGGATCAGGTTAGCCCTGATCCTCTTACGTGCATGCTCAGCCTTAAACCGATTAGACCTAGCTTCAGCCCCGTTCTCGCTGTGTGTGGCGAGGAAGTTAAGGGCTTCTTCCATCATATCGTCTTTAATAAACTTCATTCATATTTCTCGTTAAAGTTTGGATCATACGGGACTAACGTAACCCAGCATTCACCTTCCTGATTGGAAATAGGCAAAGCTTCAAAGCAAACATTGATGTTTACACCATTGCGACCCAAGAAGCCCTTGCCCAGCTTTGTCTTGCGAACATTGCCATACTTGTCTGTCCGATACGACAGGACAATGTATTCGGTAGTGCTGTCCTTATCTTGTACCATATTTTCTGTGCCTTTCTGCATGATGTGTTCGGCACAGCCAAATCACTTCCAATGGTTTTGAATAATCTTCATGATGCGCCTCAGATCGTAAATTACCACAAACTACACATGGAGTCTTTATCAATTTTTTACTCCTTAAAGCTCTGTTAACAATGTTGTGAGCATTGTGTTTTTCTGGGTTTCTTTTAATCCATTCTTTGTTTCTTTGAAGAGCCAAATCTTTATTTTCAATAACCCATTGCTTGCTTTGAGTTTTTGAATATTTTTTTCGTTCTTCATTATTATAATATCTGTAACGATCATATTCTCGAACGTGATCATTTTCAGCACGATGGAGCTTTACTCTGGATTTAACACATTCCTTGCAATGATTGAGATATCCATCAGCCATTTTAGCGTGAGAATAGAATCCAGAGTGAAGTTCCTTTTCTTTTTCACAAGAAACACAAATCTTGGTGTCGCCCATAATTAACCTCTGCGAGTTGGGAATCAGTCCCACAGAGGTTAGTTAAAAGGGATATCATCGTCAAGGTCGATCTCTTCCTCAACCTTTGCTGGTGCTTTCGCCATCGTCTTACTCATTGAGGAAGTCTTTGTCGGGGCTGGCGCACGTTCGCCCGATGAAGTTTTTTCGGTGAAAGAGCAAGTCCAAAATTCCCCAGACTTGCCATTTTTCGACCAAATGCTGATGTAGAACTCTTTCCCGTCCACCATCACGCTTCCGTTAAAATCGGGCTGATTGTCACGGGTTTTGCGATTGTTGATGAAGAAAGAGCCGCTATTATCACGTTGTTCGTAAGCCATTTTTACTTTCCTTTTTTAGCACTATTAATTTCTGCAACACGTTCCGAGCATAGATTACGCAATTCTTCGTAATCCGGCCCATCTTTCACAAGTTTCATGGTAGCGAAGTTTTCCTTAACTTCCTGCTTCCAGAACTTTTGAACTGCATCGACAGTATCGCACATTTCGATAGCCATCTGGAAGACACGCATATAGGTCAGCATGTCCTTTGTATAGTTATCCCAAGGCGTAACCTTGGCGGGTTCTGGTGCTGCTGGGGCGGAAGCCTGATCATTCTCTGGGTCATCGCCAGTTTCAATCTGGAACAGCTTGAACAAGAGGTATTTATTCGCGCCAGTGATAGCCTTGTAAACACCCTTATCGCCAACAGAACCATTCTTTGAGCGGTCGTTGCCACAACCAGAAATGCGCACAACATGTGGCCAAATATCGCCATCCTTGTGAACGATCTCGTATTTCATATCCACAATCGTGTTGCCATGCTCGTCCATCGGGCGAACCATTTCAACAGACGGGATCAGGATCAAACCCTCTTCAATCAAAGCGGGACGAAGCTTTTCAAGCAAGTCTGCCTCTGAAGCGTATTTATATCCGTGAAACTTGTTTTCTCCGCCCTTTTGAACGTAGCTAACCTTAGCCATTACGTTGTGTAGAGCCGTTGCAATCTTTGCACTCATAACCTTAATTCCCTCTGATTGTGATTGCTGTTCCACCGTTAGACATGGTGACGCCCGGCACATCCATTTTCTCCAACATTTCTTTCAAAAGTGTTTTGTTAGGCTCTTTTTTGATCCGCATGAAATCCTCCGGTATCACTGATTCGTCGAGGATAACAACTGCCGGAGGCACAACCCTGATCGAAATTGTGGCAGTTGGAAATTCCATCTTACGAATTTCTGCAACTTCCATCAGCCTTTTCATCAATTCACGGCCAAATTCAACGCGCTTGTCAAACCTATCTTGCCGATCCTTGATGTCTCGCATCGCTGCTTGGCAAGCATTTGACAGATAGATTGCGTCCTGTGTGCGGCGCAGCAATCGTTCCATCGTTTCGCGAAAATCTGTAGTTCCTTCAAGCATATCCGCCCGAAGCTCTTCGTCCGCAGACAGTTCTGGGTAACGTTCCAGAAGCAGTTCAATTGTGCGGCGCAACATATCAACGTCATAGGTGCTTGTCATTTTATTCCTTTCACAAAAACCTGTTTAGGATTTTGTTCTCTTGTTGTTCGTAACGAAACAATCATTTACGCATGATGCAAATTAAGTCAAGAGGGCAACATGCTTTTACAACTCGACCCACCCATCCCAGTCATCACCCCGAAAGGCAATGGCTTGGCACATGTCCTGATCGACTACGGCGCGGAATTTGACCTATTATGGGTTACATTTCAAGACGAAACTGGCGAGTGTTGGACATTTAACAACAAAGAAATTCGCGCCCAAACCAATGTAAGCATGAGCAGACCGAATGTGTTAAAACCCTTTGCGACAGTTCACGAAAGACCAAGAGTAGTACCAAATGAGTGACCATCCACTACGTCAGTGGCGTATAAAAAATAACGTCACATTGCTTGATTTGGCTAAGCTTGCTGAAACAACACCAGCGTCTATTTCTCGCATCGAACGCGGTGCGCAAGACCCGTCTCTCGCCATGATGATTCGAATTATGCGCGCCACGAACGAAGAAATTAACCTTTACCATTTTTGGATTGAATGGACTGGAAATGATAAGGCTTGAACTTCCGTTAGCACCCAGCACGAACCGCCTGTGGAAGATCGGCAGGGGTGGCCGCATGTACAAGTCACCCGAATATGTGGCTTGGCTTGAAGAGGCTGGCTGGATGATTAAAGAACAAACCAAGAACCAGATTGTGGGGGAGTACATCCTGCACATATCGGCAACGAAACCAGACAAGCGCAAGCGCGATTTGGACAATTTGCTGAAATCGACAAGCGACCTGCTGGTGAAAAACAAGGTTGTGGAAGACGATTCGGAATGTCGCGCCATCGCCGCCGAGTGGGGCAATCACGGCATCCCGATGGTGGTTATGATCTACGGCATTGAGGAGGACGCATGGACAGAGAACCGCAAACGGTTGATGAACTGAGGGCGCGCTATATCGCCATGAAGAAGCGGCTGGGAGGCGTTTCCGGCCCGACTGGTGTTGTGCCTATCGAACGGGTCAGATGGGCGCAGGAGAAGCCCGTAATGCCTTCTAGCGTGCTGGAGATCGTGCCGCCAAAGATGCGGTTCTCTAGCATGCTTCGTGAGGTGGCGAAAATGCACAACCTTGACCCTGACATTGTGAAAAACCCATGTCCGAAGCATGACGTTATCCGTGTCCGTCAGGAATTATTCTATCGCGCTTCCAATGAGTTAGGGATGAACTATTCGCAGATCGGGTTGATGATGCATACCACTCATTCGACCGTGATTTATGGGATAAAAGCTCACGAGAAAAGACTTGCAGAAAGCCGTTTGAGTTCCTAAATTTTTCTAGCTGGCCGGAATGACCCGGCTCGGCTGTTTTTCCGACTTTGCCGTCTTGCGTGTCATCCCCGTCGCGCAAGGCGGTTTTTTTTCGCGCGCGCGTTGACTTCCAGTGCTTAGCTATAGTAACCTTGCCAGTGTATGTAATGGATATCTTCCAGAGTATATCTTCCAGAGTATAGTAATAATAATATATATATAACACACATGCGCGAGGCGATATGGCTAAGGCAATCCTAAGAGACTACCAAACAGACGCAATCACCCAATTACGAAAATCTCTGGCGAGTGGTCACAAGAGACCAGTCGTGCAAATGCCCACAGGGGCGGGTAAAACAATCGCGGCGGCAGAGATCGTGCGAATGGCACGGGAAAAAAACAAGCGAGTGCTGTTCTGCGTTCCATCGCTCAGCCTGATTGACCAGACCGTCGAAAAGTTTGAACGGCACGACATTTGGGAAATCGGCGTCATCCAGTCGCTGCATGAACGCACAGACCCGATGCAACCCGTGCAAGTCTGTTCAGTTCAAACACTGGCGAGGAGAAAGATTCCCCAAGCCGATCTGGTGATTGTGGACGAGTGCCACGTCATGTTCAAATTTTACGATGATTGGTTCAATAGCCCAGAGTGGGCAAATGTTCCGGTGGTCGGATTGACTGCGACACCTTGGGCGAAGGGCATGGCTCGCCTGTACGATGATTTGATCATTGGCACGACAACGCAAAATCTGATCGACCTTGGCCATCTGTCGGACTTCAGGGTCTTTGCCCCATCCCACCCAGACCTGTCGAACGTGGCCTTGGTGGCGGGTGACTACAACAAGAAACAACTCGGCAAGGCAATGGACAAGACCCAGTTGGTTGCCGATATCATTTCGACGTGGCTCGAACGTGGCGAGAACAGGCCGACGATTTGCTTCGCGGTAGATCGGGCGCATGCCAAGCACATCCAGACGCTTTTTCTGGAGGCCGGAGTTCCAACAGGTTACATGGATGCGTACACCGATATGTTGGAACGGGCGTCAATCGCCAAGCAATTCGCCAATGGTGACTTGCGCATCGTCTGCAACGTGGGAGTACTAACCACAGGCGTTGACTGGGATGTCCGGTGTATTATCCTTGCCAGACCAACCAAATCGGAAATTTTGTACACGCAGATGATCGGGCGTGGGCTTCGTACCGCCGAGGGCAAAGAAAATTGCTTGATTCTTGACCATAGCGATACGACATTGCGTTTGGGCTTTGTCACGGACATTGCCTACGACAAACTTGATGACGGAAAAGGAAAAGGAACGGCAGAACGTGAAAAAAAGATCGCCCTTCCCAAAGCTTGCCCATCGTGCGCTTTTGTCAAACCACCGCGTTCGCAGCAATGCCCTGCATGTGGTTTCAAGGCTGAGGCTGTTAGCAAGGTTGAAAGTGCTACAGGTGTCCTCAGCGAGCTTTCACGAGATGGAAAAACCCAAACACCTGCTTACACCACGAAGGAAAAGGAAACCTTTTATTCAGAATTGCGAGGTTACGCGATTACTCGTGGATTCAAAGACGGGTGGGCTTATTGGGCGTACAAGGATAAATTTGGCGTTGGACCTGCCAACTCGTTTAAGGGTGTTGCCCTCGCCCCATCGGCGGCAACGCTAAGCTGGATCAAACACCGCAACATCGTAAAAGCAAAATCAAAGGAAAAATATGCAAAATCCAACCAAAATATTCGCGCGGCCTGAAGATTTGGCTCGCGGGCAGTGGCTTGAAATCCTGCCCCAGCTTGGGGTCGATTCCCGTTTTTTGGTCAACAAGCATGGCTCTTGCCCGATCTGCGGCGGAAAGGATCGCTTTCGTTGGGACGACAAAGAGGGGCGAGGAACGTTCATCTGCAACTCGTGTGGTGCGGGTGATGGTTTCCGACTGGCTCAACTGACGACCGGAAAAAGCTTTGCGACGATCTGCAACACGATCAGCAGCATCACTGGCAAGAAACTTTCCATCGGGACAGACCAGACAGATAGGTTGCGCCAGAGAAGCATCGTTAAATCAATTTGGGAGGCAGCACAGCCGCCTTCAAGGGACGGTCCGGTAGCAACCTACATGAAGGAGCGTCTTGGGCTTGTATGGCTCTCTAAATCGATCAGAGAATATCGGGGCGATAACCTGCTTTGGCATCCAGAGGCGAAGAAGAGTTTTCCGGCAATGGTGGCTCAGGTTGTTGGCCATGATAATTTGGCTCACAACGTCCACATCACCTATCTGACGAATGACGGCCACAAGGCGAAGGTCAACCCAGCCAAGCGTGTCGGGGCAGGGCAAATTCCAGACGGATGCGCCATCAGGCTCAGCCCATCCGATTTCCACATGGGGATTGCGGAGGGCATTGAAACGGCAATTGCGGCATCTGCAATGAACCGCATACCCGTCTGGTCAGCTATTAACGCCCAGAATCTAGCCAAATGGAAACCGCCACACACGGTCAGAAAGGTGACGATCTTTGGCGATAACGATTCGTCGTTTACGGGGCATAAGGCAGCTTACACCCTCGCCCAGCGGTTAGTCGTGCAGGACAAGCTGGAGGTCGAGGTGGCTATCCCTGAACTCGTAAACTCGGATTGGGCAGATGTTCGACTGATGGACGCCAAGGGTCTAACCCAGCGATAACAGCCGCCGCCGCCAGATCAATGTAAGCTGGCGATCCAGTCTTTTGCCACTTTGCAATGGACGTTCTATGGACGCCCATTGCCTTTGCAAGTTGATATTCCCACGCCCCGAACTCCTCTTTGACGTAAGTAACAAAAGCCGTAAATTCCTCTGCGGTCATGTCAGTAAACCTATTTTTGTGACGTGGTTGCAATAAATTGGTTTTTATGTATTTTGTGCCGAAAGTCAAAAGGAGTTGTTTATGCCACCTGCCCCAATATCAAAAGAATTGCTGACTGATTGTGTGAGAGCTTTTTACCGCGCCAATAAGAGTTTGGTAGCAGCATCCATGATTCTGAAAATACCAACATCGACATTGCAAAGTAGGCTAAACACGGCAAGAAAAAATTATCCCGAAATTATTAATGATTATGAAAGCGGAAAGATTAACGTCGAAGTACAGCAATGGCTTTACCCACAAATGCTTACTGGTGAAGTTAAAGAAGATTGCGTTTTAATTGGCGGAGATGCCCACATCTGGCCAAATACTAACAGTGTAATGATGAAAGCTTTTGTCAAAACGGCAAAGATGCTTAAACCCGACACAATTATTCTAAATGGCGACATCATTGACGGGGCGAGAGTATCTCGACATGGCGCGACTCTTAAGTCTGCTGCACCCAAAGTGTCGGCTGAAATCGAAGCTGCAATGGAATGGATGTCGCTATTACCCGCAGCCAAAAGACGCATCTTCACCATCGGAAACCATGACATCCGAGTCGATAATTATCTAGCGAATCAAGCTAATGAATTGGATGATTACATTGGCCGACTGTCGGATCGTTTCCCATTTTGGGAATTTTGCTACGCCTATACGATAAACGAAAGCGTCGAAGTGCGGCATCGGTTTAGGGGCGGTATTCATGCGGCGTATAACAACGCTCTAAACGCGGCGATCACCACAGTGACCAATCATACCCACGCCCAGCAGGTGACGGCTATCAGAAACCGCAAGGGGACGCACTGGGGCGTAGAAACAGGCATGCTTGGCGATCCAGATCATAAGTGCTTCCAGTACCATGAAGGCGCACCATCGCGCGCCCACACAGGTTTTGCCGTTCTCACATTTGACGAAGAAGGAATACTGATGCCACCGGAGCTTTGCCAGTCGGTAAATGGTCGGCCTGTTTTCCGTGGGAAGTACGTTCTATAAAAACTTCGTGGTAATGCTTGTGACACCATGACGAATTTTTGAATGGCTTGCCACCACAGCATTTGATTTTGTGAGCATCGCGAGACGTATTCAGGATATATGAGCAGTGAAGGAAGCGTTTCGTTTCAAAATACGGGATGCCTCCTTCTGGTGCATCTTCCTCAACTATTGGCGTGTAAGCGTTAACCATTGGCAAAGGCTCTCTAACAACCTTGACCATTTTAGGCCGTTTTACTTTTGAGGTTTTGGCTTTCGCAGGTTTACGCTCTGTAGATCGGGAAGTTTTCTTTTCCAGTTCAGGATGATCCTTGCGAAGCCTGAAAAGATAACCAAGCACACTGTTTCGTGTTCGACCTTGGCCTAACGTTTCAGCTATGACAGAGGCAGTTTTCCCTTTCTGCCACATATCCAACACGATCTCTCTTTCGTCATTCGACCAGTAAATTGTCATCACTCACCATCCTTCAGTGCGGCATAGGCTTCTTCTTTTGTGCCAAACTCACCAACCTCAACCAAAACTGAAATAGCGCGATCAAGCGGGTAAGGGTCAAAATCAGGGTCAACTTTGTAACCAAGCGCATATCTCGCTTGAGCCTTTGTAGCGCCGCAAACAGAATATCCTTCCGCTCCCATGTCATCAAGAACTTGATCCAAAGCATTCTGTAATCGATCAATCACTTTGTCTTTAGCATCAAGCAGATCGCACAACTGGCCTTCGTTGGCAATGTCTTGCAATGCCTGTGACCGCCCACGACGAATCATATCATCGTGGGCTTCCCGCAGCCGTTCAATCTCGTCGGCGGCTTCAACCATAAGATCGGGCGCATAGCCTGTTAATTCACCGGCGTATTCACGCAGATATTTAACAATATCCATCACTCACCATCCTTCAGTGCGGCACGGGCGCGGAGAATGCGTTTCTGCAACAAAATGACATCTTTTTCTTTTGCCTTTTCTGTTTCAGAAAGCAGGTATTCCGCATGTTGTAAGAGTTCCTTACAAATTCCCCGCAACCGTTCAATTTCATCAGCAGATTCATCACAATTGCAATACACAGCATCACAACAATCTTCATGGCGCAACCGTTTAACAATATCCATCACTCACCCTCCTTCAATGCGGCACGGGCTTCTTCAACAGGCCATGCGGGGACGCGGTTTATTACCCCGTTTTTTAACATTGCTTCATGTGTTATGCCTGATACGCCGAAAATTGGAACATGTTTACCGGAGTCACAAGCCGCAATAAGTGAACGCAACGCTTCCCGCAGCCGTTCAATTTCTTTGACTTTATCGCCATACAAATACCACCATTCACTTTCGGACGCGAGGTGATCTAACGCCATGGTTTGGTTTTGTTTCCGCAATCGTTCAATCTCGTATTTAGCTTCCAGAGCGATGGCCTCTGCTTTCATATCGTTTTCTGCCCATTGTGCTAACCGTTTAAGGATATCAATCATTCCACTCCACCCACGCGATAAAAGCGACAAAGCCCCCGCATATCCCCGAACAAAACGAAGCGACAAACGACCATACCGCGAGTGGGCCTTCAGTCGGTGCTACGTTGGCGATCCAGTAGCTGACTGCTATTAGCGCCGAACTTAAAATTGCGTTTTTCATTCTTCATTCCCCGCCAAAACAAGATCAGCCATAACTCGCCATGCAGCATCCGGCGCTATGCAATCCATCCCCAAAGCATTACCCGCCACCAGCTTGTTAGCAGCACGACCGGCTTTCAACATTTTCTCTGTTGGATTTTTAAGGAGGCTACGCAGCCGTTCAATTTCATTAGCGGCCTTCCCCGTGGCGTCCGCCCACATTTCTTTATCTTCCCGCAGCCGTTCAATCTCGTCGGCGGCTTCACGTCTGTCCGCTTGTACTTTTGCCAATTCAATTTGCCAGCTTAAATTACGCAACCGTTCAAGGATATCCATCACTCACCCTCACCAATCACGCCCATAATATTTTTTGCCATATCCAACCGCCCTGCTTGTCGCCCAACAAAATACGCTTCGTTAATCGCGTCTGCTGAAATGCCGTGTTGGTCAATAAAATACTTTGGAAC